GTGGTGTTTATTGACTCCTACTTTGTCTGCACAACTGACACGAAGAAGTTTATCTGTTCGGCTCCCAATGACGGCCTGAGCTATGACGCTCTGGACTTTGGAACTGCTGAGTCAGACCCAGATGTGACTGTTGCGCCTATTGTGTTCAAGAACCAGTTGTTCATCAGTGGATCACAGACCATCGAGGCTTTTCAGAATGTCGGCGGGACTGACTTCCCTTTCCAGAGGACAGGGTTGTTCTTGCAGAAGGGCGTGTACGCTCCATACAGCTTGATCAACGCCCAGGACACCTTCGTGTGGGTAGGCGGCGGAGAGAACGAGGGGCCATCCATCTGGGCGCTCTCTGGCAACGATACAGCGAAGATCAGCAGCACCCCTATAGATAACCTGCTGCAAGCTCTAACGCTTGCCCAGCTTCAATCTATCTACGCCTGGGCCTATTCGCAGAACGGTGCTTACTTCATTGGCTTCACGCTGCCAACAACTACTCTGGTGTTCGACCTTACTGCAAAGCGATGGCATGAGCGCAGGTCTCTGCTGGAAGGAGAGTTGAGCGTGTGCCGGGTGACTGCTATCTGCAAGGCATACAACCAGATACTGTGCGGAGACTTTGTTGACGGGCGCATTGGTAGGATTGATCCTCTTGTCTACACAGAGTACGGGCAGACAATTATTCGCAGGGCTGCGACTCAGCCGTTTCAGAATAACCTCAAGTCTATATTCGTTCCATCCATTGAGTTAACTGTTGAATCCGGCGTGGGCAACGCTGCTGTGATTGAACCAGTGATTACGATGGATAGAAGCAATGATGGGAAAACGTGGGAAGATGCGCGGTCCAGATCAATCGGTAAAGTAGGCGAGTATGACAAGCGAGCGATCTGGCGCAAGAACGGGCGAGTATCACGCTTTGAGATATTCCGGTTTACCCTGACTGATGCGGTCAAGCCGGTAATAATACAGCTCAACGCTGAGATCATAGGGGGCGCTAAATGACTACTCCAATCCTCAATGCTGGACAGCCAATTGTTGATGAATCTGGTAAAATGGCCCAAGCCTTTAGAACGTGGACGCTTGATGCTTCTCTGAGTATTCCCATTGTCGGCACAGGCTCACCAGAGGGCGTAGTTGAGGCGAGACAGTATCAACTGTACATCAACTCAGCAGGCACAGCGGGATCAATTGAATACCGTAAAATGCTCTCACAGATCGGTGGCGACAGGACTCAGGGATGGATTCTCGTATAACAAAACTCAAAATGATGATGCGGGATAAGCCGAATATAGCAGTCAGACCAAGCAAGGCTCAGGTGCTAGATATTTTGCAAGACCCCACAGTGAGCATTCCTTGGGGGATATACGTTGATGACATACAGACCACAGCCGGTCTTCTGCTGGTTAACGACAAGGTGCTTGTGCAACTGATCCAAAAGCAAAACGATTTAGAAGTACACATTTGCTGCAAGCTGCGCGACAGGGCAGGAATCAAGGAAGTGCTTGTCAGGATGTTGAAGTGGGTAAGCGCGTATAACTGGAATGAAATTTACACAACGGCCCCTGATGACAGGGCGGCTCTACGGAATATGCTCAGTAATCTGGGCTTCACTGAAAAAAATGCGAGGTGGATATATGGGCATGGACCCGGCAACGATGGGGGCATCAGGGGCGGCAGCAGGACCAGCAGGAGCAGCCGGGGCAGCATTGGCGCTTGGAGCCAATATGCTCAGTCAGCGATCACGAAAGAAAGACATCAGCAAGGCCAACAGGCGCTCGATGGCGATGGCTAACACTAAGATGGCTAACCTCATGCCAGCCTACCAGCAGGCTCAAGACACGGTGACGGGCGGCTATGGTCAGGCTGGTCAGATCAATCAAGAGGCTTTGAATCGTGCCTACCAGATGCGCGGTCAATCGTTCATGCCAAGGATGCAGGCGTATGAGGCGGGCAACATGGCGGCTCAGAACATGAACCTTGCTTCCATACCTGCGATGCGGGCGGCGATCCTTGGCGGGCGCATTCCTGAGATGCCGCAAGCTCAGTCATTACCAATGGATCAAGCAGCACTGGCTGGGCTGATGAACCCGCAAGCACAACAGTTCCCAGGTCAGCAGCAATTCCAACCGATGCGTCCGTTCCAGAGGTAATTATGGCCTATTCAGCGCAAGAAGTTGCTGCATTCATTGCGGCCAATCCACAGTTGAGTCCTGATGAGATTCTAAGTCTCGCTCAGAGTAATGGGGTTGGGGCTGATGTTCTATTCCAAGCACTGAACACTGAGGGCAGCAGGTTTCAGGGTGCCAGCTATGATGATGTGGCGAATGCGTATCAAGCGGCTCCTGTTGCTGCTGTTGCTCCTGCGGCTCCTGTTGCTCCCGCGGGCACTCAGAATGCTACTGTAGCCAGCACAGGCACTCAACAACAGGTCCAAGCAAATACGCCTGCCACTGTTACAAGGGCATCCAGCACAGGGACGGCAGCAACCGGCGCGGGGACAGCATACATTCCCGGCCAGATAACCGACCAGCAGTTGATAGACTACTTCGCAGCAAACCCAGGCCGGTCTGACAGCGAAAACTTTGCACAGTTGCGGCAGTATCAGGTATCCCCAGAACAGGTGTCTCGCGCACTTGGCATTCCGCTGGATCAGGCTCAGAACCGATTCAGAGAGCAGCGGCTCAACGCCACTCCTACCGGGTTGATTGGATCAGAGGAGGCACTGGAAAAGGGTCTTGCTGACGCCACAGGAACACTGCGCGGTGCTGAGACTACATCTATCTCAGACATTGATGCTGCCTTGCAAAGGATGGTCGATCTGTACGGCCTCAACATTGATGACCTGAGAGCAGCGGGCACTACTGCTTCAACTTACTTCCAGCCGTATCAACAAGGCGGGACAACGGCATTCAATACTCAGCTTGCCTTGTCTGGCGCACTAGGTCAGGACGCATTCAATCAGGCGAGAGTAGAATCACCCTACGAGAAGTTCCTGTTTGAACAAGGCATGAGAGGCAACCTGGCTGGTGCTGCTGCTACTGGCGGGCTGGGTGGCGGCAATGTCCAGAGGGAGTTAACGAGATTCGGTCAGGGCATGGCTTCTCAAGGCTTGCAACAGCAGATCGGGAACCTCAATACTTTGTCTGGGTACGGGATGCAGGCAGCAGGCGCATTGGGTGACATTACCATGAACACTGCTGGAAACATCGCAGGACAGCGCACCAACCAAGCCAGCGCCCAGGGTACTGCCGGACTTAATCGTGCGAACATTAGGCAGAATACCGGCCAGAACATTGCCGATATGCAGTACGGCACAGGACAAGACCTTGCCTCTGGAAGAACAAGGGCTGGCGAGATTCAGGCCAACCAGCTTGAGAACTTCTACGCCAACCAATCAAACCTTCTTTCGGGCCTTGGCACCTATCGCGCTAACATGATTGACCGGCAGGCGAGCGACCTTATCGACATGGGCGGCGATGCGGCTACGAGGGCGTCAAACTTGGCAACTGGTTTGTCCAGAGATGTGTCCGGTCTGCAAACTGGTCTTGCCAGAGATCAGATTGCAGCCTACGGCGGAGCGGAGCGAATCAACTCACCTTCGTTTGATTACGAGGAGGCGCTTGGTTCGGCGGCGGGCGGCTATATGCTTGGCAACGACATAATCTATCAGCAAAGACAGGGCGGGCTTGCTCCGGTGTCCGAAAGCAGAGGGGTTTCGACGCGACGAACCGGCCCATACGACGACCGTGGTGGGTACAGATTTCCGGACAATAACCCATTCAACGTCCCTAACTTCAGAAGCTTTGGCCCATAACATCAGGACATCTCACAATGGCAATCAATTTCGGTGACATTCTCGGCGGTCTTGGTGCTGCTTACGGCGGCAGAGCGCAAGAGTACGCTCAGGGCATCCAGCAGCGTGAGCAGGGACTGACAGAGCGCAAGCGCATGGAGCTTGAGGCTCGACAGCGAGCGATGTACGAGGACGCAAACACGGCGTTTGGTTTCTTGTCGAACCCAGAGCTTAACTATGAGCAGCGAGCAGATAACATCATTCGCCTTGCTGAAGACCGTTTGGATGCATTATCAAACTACCCAGACGCAGACCCAAGCGACACCCTGCAAGTGCTTGATCTTGCCAACCAGATGAGAGAAGGCACTGACCCTACAGCGGTGACCAGGCTGGCAAAAATACTAGCCCCAGCTTATCAAATCTATAAGCAGCGATATGCGCCACAGCAGGAGCAAGAGCGCGGTGTTGTTGTTGATGGAAAACTTGTTGGTCAAACGACCGGCAGAGTTATGTACGAAGGACAGCCACAAGCGGCAGAAATTATTCCAAGCTCCTCTGTTACGGATGGGCAAATAATTACCAGAGACAGTAGTGGAAATTTCGTGGCATCAACACCTAGAAACCTTATGGAAGCACCTGTAGATGAGCTGCGGCAGTTACAAATTGATGCGGCACAAAGAGCGGCAGACCAAGCCTTAATAGCTCCGCAAACTGCCGCAAGCGCACAAAATGTTGAAATGAACCTTGCTAGGCTCAAAAGACTAAGTGAGGCGGCAGTAAGCAGAACGGCAAATATAGAAAAAGCAACAGAGTTTTTGGACGCATTTGTAAATCAAGGAGCCAGGTCAGGCAGAGGCAGGGCTTTGGCTGGGTATTTACCTACATTTACTGCTCAGGGCAAATTCGATGAAGCGTTCAACGCATTTGCTGAAGTGGCGGCAAGAGAGCAGCTTAAGGCAACCGGAGAGACTAGGCCAACTGATGCCGATGTAAAAGGGATGAAGGAGTCCATGTTTGGCATTGGCCGAGATGAGGCTGTCAATATGAGGCTGCTGGAGGATTTCATTCGCCAACAAACGGCTGCGGAAAACGAGTTTCAACAACTAAAAGCAGCTCAACAGTCAAACCAGCTTGGAGTTGTAATGCCAGCCATTGCCTTACCTCCTACTCAATTAAGTCCCATGATCGAAGGCGGCGGGCAAGCACCATTAGGAAGCCAAGAAAATCCCATTCGAGGTATGGTAATAAGAGACGGCGGGCAAGGTTTGCCGAGCAGTGTGTTATCAGATCAAAGCGTATTAAATGAGGCCGATGCTATTGTTGGCAGGAGTGGGAGATAATGGCTGACGTAAATGAGTACGCACAATGGATCGTTAATAACCAAGATAAGCAGGGCACTAAAGAATATAACACAGTGGTAGAAGGGTATAAAATTCTGCGCGCAGGGCAAGTTGCGTCTCCTCCAGCAATGGCGCAACAACAACCTATGCCGCAGGAAAGGCCATCTATATTTCAAAGAATTTCTTCTGCAATCAATCCTCCTAAAGAAAACTTCCCAGAATTTATGGGGGGTGGTTCTCCTGAGGATGCGCTGGCTTACGCACGGCAGATGGGCGACACAACTGCATCGCTTGGCACTGATATATACGGGAACCCCACTATTACGACTGCCGGTAGAGGGCAGCAATACATCAACAGGCCTGGGTTGTCGGTCAACGACATCAGCGGGGCGATTCGTGGGGTGGAAAGAACAGCTCAAGAGGTCGCGCCATACCTTGCTGGAGGCGTAGTTACTGCGCCACTAAAAGCAGGTTTTCAAACACTAGCGCAAGGTGGGATTGGGCTTGCTCAAGAATCAATTCAGCAAGCAGTACGGGCGGCACAAGGAGATTCGGTTGAATGGTCAAGACTGGCAACTACGCCCATTTTTGCTATGGTTGGCGATGCGGTTGGTCGCTTGGCTTATAGCGTGGCTGCTCCTGCAATCAGCAAAATTCTTGGTTCTCGCCCTACTTTCCGCATAGTGAATCCAGATGGAACGCTAACCGACGATGCGGTAAAGATGTTGCGTGAGGCAGGGGCAACTACTGATGAAGTTTCCAGAGCAATGGCAGAAGAAACAAACGCACTTAAGCGAACAGGCGTTCTTACAGAGGCGCAAGCTGAACGATTTAATTTCATGAAAGGCATGGGCATTGAGCCTACCGCAGCACAGATCACGCGCACAGCCTCCGACTTCCAAACACAGCAAGAGCTTGCAAAGCGATCAGGCGAGGTCAGAAGCGCGCTAGAAGGGCAGGAGGCAGTTATTGCCAGAGCGTTTGATGATCGCGTTATTGGAACAGGAGGCGCAACTACCGGCTCGCCTATCTCTGATGCGGTAGTAAGAAAAGCCACTGATCTTGATTCACAAATATCAAGCTTCTACAAAGCGGCAAGGGAGGCAGCGCCTGGCGCGCAGAATGTAAGGCTTAATCGCTATGCCGAGACATTGAGACGACGAGCGCCTGACAATGAGTTGACCGGCGGGCTAATAAGATCAATCCGTGGCGATTTAATGGAGCGCGGTATAATCGACAAAAACTTCAAGGTTGTCGGGCTGGTTAACGTTGATACGGCAGAGACGGTTAGACAGGTTTTAAACCAAAGATATGATTCAACAAATGCTTTTGGAAAAACCATTATTAGAGAGCTAAAAGAGCAGCTCGATGATGATGTGATTTCAACTGCTGGAAATGATATATTTAGACAGGCGCGGGCTGCTAGGGCAGACTTTAGCGCGCAGTTAAGGCCGGATAAAGTCAGCAAGTTTGACATCAACGAGCGCAGCTTTATTGAAGATATAATGGACAACACAATCAAGGCCGATGATGTATTCGACAAATTGATATTAAGCGCGCAAGCAAAGCCTTCAGACCTTGTGCAGCTTAAGCGTTATTTAACTACAGGAAGTTCAGAGCAGATTGAACAGGGCGCTCGCGCATTAAATTCCTTACGCGCACAGACGCTGGACTGGATAAAAAGCACAGCATTTACCGGCCCATTGGACGAAAATGGATTTCAGGCTGTAACAAGGGCAGGGCTTGATCGCGCCTTAGACAAGATCGGCGCAGAAAAACTAAGCGTAATATTTACACAAAACGAAGTTAAGTTTCTTAATGATATGAGAAAACTTGCCGCACTGAGGGAGCCCGTAAGAGGGACTGCTCTTGGCAGAGGGCCAAGCGCACAAGCCATTGAGCAGTTGGAGCGATCAATCGTCTCAAGGATTCCGGTTGTAGGACAGTTTTACGACTTCTTCAAAAATCTAGGCATAATCCGCGCAGACAAGTTAGCAACAAGTCAAACGCTAAACCCTGCGTCAGCAACGATGCAGGCGCTTACAAGGGCGGCAAATACTTCGGCAACAGCTCGCCAGGTATCAGGCGCGACTAGAGGTGTTTCGGCTTACACAGGCGCGCAGGCGCAGGAGCAACAATAATGGCACGTTACGGCGACCTGGGCACACAATACTTCGATGACGCTGGCGATCCGCTTGTCAACGGCAAGGTCTTCTTCTATGAGACGGGAACAACTACGCTCAAGACAACCTACGCTGACGTAGACTTCGCTATTCCCAACACCAACCCGGTCATCCTGACTGCTGCTGGCAGACAGCCTAATATCTTCTTCGATGGCGTTGCAAAGGCTATCCTGGCGACTTCAGCCGGTACGCAGATACTTGTCAGGGACCCTGTTGGAGACACTGCTGAGAGCTTTGGGAACCCTTGGATAGCATCAAAGCGATACAGTGCCAATGACGTTGTCCAAGGCTCAGACGGCCAATACTACGTCTCCTTGATTAACGGCAACGTGAACAACAATCCTGTAACGACCACTGGAAACTGGACGTTCCTGTATTCAGTTGAGTGGAGCGCGGGCACAACCTACAAAGAAGGTTCGGTGATTACATATCAGAACCTGCTGTATCAATCTTTGCAGGACTCAAACATCAACAAGAACCCGCTTACAGAACCCACGTACTGGGTGCTGATTAGCCTAGCGTATGTATCGACCACTACCTACACGGCAGGCCAGAACGTAGTCGGCCCTGATGGTGTGTTCTACACGGCTCTGCGAACAACGATTGGCGACACTCCTGCATCCTCGCCAAGCGACTGGGTAGGAACAAGTGCTGCTGCTGCGGCTTCTGCAACGGCTGCTGCTGCTTCTGCGACTGCTGCTGCTGCTAGTGCAAGTGCTGCCAGTACCTCGGCAACCAATGCGGCCACAAGCGCGTCTACGGCCTCTACGCAAGCAACTAACGCTGCGGCCAGTGCTGCGACTGCAACAACCCAAGCGAGCAACGCAAGCACATCAGCAAGTAACGCAGCAACAAGCGAAACGAATGCTGCTGCATCTGCTAGTACAGCATCCACCCAGGCAAGCAACGCATCTACCAGTGCGACAAATGCGGCAGCAAGTGCTACCTCTGCAACTGCTTCAGCTTCTACTGCTACCACTCAAGCATCTAACGCATCAACGAGTGCCAGCAACGCGGCGACGAGTGCCAGCAATGCAGCGACAAGTGAGACCAATGCTGCTGCGAGTGCGTCCACAGCGACTACTCAGGCTACTGCTGCATCTGCCTCTGCAAGCTCTGCATCAACAAGTGCGACAAATGCCTCCAACTCTGCCTCTGCTGCAAGCTCTTCAGCCTCTGCTGCTTCGACTAGCGCATCTAATGCATCAACGTCTGCATCAAGCGCACTGACTAGCGCCAACAACGCTACGACACAGGCCAACGCTGCATCTGCCAGTGCTGCCTCTGCTGCTGAGATTGTTAACATCAGCAGCGTGACTACGTTCACCAATCCCCTTGCTCGCGCAGTACAGGTAGCAATCACTGCCGCAACCTCTGCAAGTAACGGCATCCAGCAACTGACGAACACTCAGAACAACTTTGGCACTGGTAACTTTGCACTCCAGTGGCGCGGCTCTGTGCCTGATTGGACGCCTGCTGCTAACGTCATCCTGCTCAACAAGCACGATGGGACGAATGGCTACATTCTTACGCTGCTGACTACCGGATTCCTGCGGCTGACAATCAATGCAACCAACTTTGATTCCACTGTTGTGACAGGCATGACTGACAACTATGTCGCCATGATTGATGTGGACATCACTGCTGCGACTACTACGGCAGCAGGGTCTGTTGTGTTTACGCTCAACGGTGTGCAGCTTGGCACTACGCTGGTTATCAGTGCGCGAGTTGAGAAGATCACGAACGGGAATTTTGATACTGATATTACTGGGTGGACGCTGGCAACTGGTTCTGGCGGCACTATTGCGTGGAGTGCTGGAAGCCTGCGAGCCACTCGCAATGGAGATACTTCTGGCTATCAGGCGGTATCGCTGGCTGCTGGTGAAACATTGTTTGTTTCTTGTGTAGCAACTTATGTGTCAGGCAGCTCTGCGGGGGCTTCGCTGGTTATTAGATCAGGCCCGGAGGTCAACTCAACCTCGCTTGTATCCAGCTCAGTCTCCAGCAGCGCGTCTGGGACGCTGCAGGTTTCTTACTACTCCGCCGCCGCCGCAACTGTTTATGTGCATCTGCGAGTCAATATATCGACCGCCGTCTACGACTTCGACACAGTAACCTCTCTCGACAGCGCCACAGTAGACAACACCTCCAGCCTCTACGTCTGCGGCACTTCAGCAGTGCGCTCTGCCTCTCAGTGGTTCTCTCATCGGCTGTTCAACCGGGCGAAGACTGTTGCCGAAAACTTGGGGATGTTCGTGAATGGCGTGGCTGCTGCGGATGTGGGGGCGAGCAATGTTGCACCTGTTGCGCCCAGTTTTGTCTCTGGGGCTGATGGCTACACAATTGCAAATTCAACCGCCGCATTTGGACAGACAATAGGCGGGGAAACAGGGTGGCTGCAACTTACAGCAACAAGTACGACTGCCACGACAGTTACCCGAACGGCTTTTTATAACTTTGCAACAGCTTTTGCAAAAGGCTTGCGTTTTGGCATGAATGCTAGGTTCTACATCCCGTCATCCAATGTTGGAACAGTGACTTGCAGGCACACCACAGACACTGCATCGACAGCGGATTCAAGGCGTCTCACTAACGTCTCTGCGGTTACTACAAACGGAACGGGCAACTTTTTTACAACGACCGATCTAACCCCAACTGAAGACGCTGTGTGCTCAGTCGTCGGATCGGTATCTGCAAAATCTACAAACGAGGACGATTTTAGGATCACCGTAAATGGATTGCAGATTGGCGATATAGCCTATGTTAAGTTTAGCGTTGTTCAGATCGGCATCACCTCCGAGCTTCTAGCCAGTAACGCACAGAGCGACACAGGCCAAGTCTTGGACTCATCAGGCAACAAGCAGCACGCTCTGCTCCCTGCCGCTGGTGCTTCGATCATGGGAGCTATCTCAGCAAGACGCAGAGAGGTGCGCTGGACTAACACGTGGTCGGCTACCTCTGAGCTACAGTATGTAGGCGGCGTCAATCAGGCGATTTTCCCCACTAACCAGTACATCGACTCGCTTATTGTTATCCCAGAAGGTGCAACGCTGACTGGCTTCACCATTGGCAACGGCTCGAACGCCTCCTATTACGCAACAGTGAATGGCACGATTACCTCCGGCGTGGCGATCTACGTCCAACTTGATAGACGAGTGACAGACGGTACTAACCTAAAACTGACCATCACGCCTATGGGCGCTTTCACTGGCAACATCAACACCACCTTGGTTGGTACAGAACTGGAGCGCAGATAATGAGCGATATTCGTGACGATAGAATCAACAACCTGAAGATCACAGGCACGATCAGTGGTGGGGGCATACAGGCGCTTGCTAGGACTCCGGTGGTGTCGATGACCGGTGCCGCAAGTGGTAGCAGCGGCATTACTGTTGCTGATGATGATGACATTGATTTCGGCACGGGGAATTTCAGCATTCATTGGGAGGGGGCGCTGCCGGATTGGACGCCGGCTTCTGAGACAAGACTGTTTAGGAAAAACACAGACTCTACGACTACCGGGGTTGTGCTTAACATTCTTACCACTGGGGCGGCTGCGCTCTACTTAATAAATGGCGGAGTCTCATCAACAGCTTATAGCTCTGTCACTCCGGTTGGCGGGGTGGACAATGCTTTGCAGCAAATAACAGCGGTGTGTGTTCGTGAATCTGCCTCTGCTGCCGGGAGCGTGACCATATACGCAAACGGGCAACCAGTTGGCGCTCCTGCGACGATAACTGCTGCGACCCCATTTTCATTATCCAATTCGCTCACTGCGTACATTTCTGGGAGTAGCGCAATACGAACAGCCTCCACCACCCGCGCCTGCTACCTCTACAACCGCGCCCTCTCCGCTGCTGAAGTGGCTTCGCTGTGTATCAACGGCCCTGCGCTGGCGGATATGGGGGCGAGTCAGACTGCTGTTTATACATCTGATTTTAGTGTCGATGCAAACGGCGTTACTTTTGGCACAGGCGTTACAGGGACTGCGAATCAGGACGGAATTGGAGGAGAAGATAACTGGTTAAAAGTTGAGGACGTTTCCAGTACTGACGGGATTGGGGCTGTTATTCCATTTGTGGCATTTTCTAAAAGCGGGTTTATAACCGTTAAAATCAATAACCCTAGTGGTAGCCTGATAACGCACATAGGATTGTCGGCAAAAACACTCTCTGGGCAAGGTACAGTGGTAGATGGCTTTATCTCTGCTCCTGCCGGAGCATCCACGGTTTTGAGTTTATATGTGCAAAACCAGAGATCAACAAGCAACATTGTGTTAAGGGCCGTAGACGCAAGCGGGGTAGTTTTAAACGTGGCATCCGGCCAGTTTGTTTACATTAAGGACATAACATCAAAACAAACCGGCATCACCTCCGAACTCATAGCCAGCAACGCCCAATCAAACACAGGCCAAATCTTTGACACAAGCGGCAACAAGAACCACGCAATGCTCCCCGCCGATGGTGCAACCGTCGTTGGTCGCCCTGTATCACAAACCCGTGAGGTGCGCTGGACTAACACATGGGCTGGCACTAACGAACTTCAGTACATTGGCGGTGTCAACCAAGCGATTCTGCCGGCTAATGCGTACATCGACTCAATCGTAGGCACAGTATCAGGCGCTACTCCTCACGACATCATAGTGGGAGATGGGTCGGACACAGATCGATACGTGACAATTACTACAGGGCTTGCTGCTGGCACAACGACATTCACGTTGGCTAGTCGGACGACAGACGGCACGAACCTTAAACTTACGGTCGATCCCGATACCGATGCGACTATGAGCATTGCTTGGGTAATTTCATACAAGACTTTGGAGAGCTAAAATGGCAGCACTTGAGCTTACAGTATCAACAGGCGAGGCGTTTGTTCACCAGGTGGACTTCGTGCAGGACACCATCACTGCGACCTTGCCAGATACCGGCGATGCGGTAATTCCTTTCCTGTGGGTCATAGGAACGACTGAGGCTGATGTCATTGCTGGTATTGACGCTTACATTGCCGACCCTAGTATCGCTGTCCAGACAAACGCAACAGGATTAATGTTTAACACAGGCTCTGCTACTCACCCACAGGCCGAGGTTACTGGTCAGGACATGGACAACGATCTTCTCCAGTTCCGCTGGGTTAACGGGCCATATGCAGGCGACTGCGCTATTACGTTTGTGTTCACAACCTCGACCACTGCGGCTGATTTAGAGTCTGCGATTATTGCCATCCTGTAGAGGTAATCCATGAACATCGATGAAAAATCACTGCGCCAAATCGTCCGCGAAGAGCTAAAGTCAGTCCTCAAAGAAGTCGGGTTACACGACGATGACGCTGGCAACGATGTCCGTGATTTGCGCTCCCTGATTACCGACTGGCGTGGGATCAAAAAGACCATCTGGCAGACCATTGCGCGTGCGGGCACCTTGTTCGTTCTTGGCATACTGATGCTGGGGGCGTGGTCAAAGATTAACGGCGGGGATAGCCCTGAATGATTGATCCGGTCTCAGCCTTTGCGATAGCCACTGGTGCGTACAACGCCATTAAACGTGGCATTGAGATGGGGCGCGAGATCGAGGACATGGGCGGTCAGTTGGGCACTTGGTTTGGTGCCGTAGCAGACGTAAAGGCAGCGGAGGAGGAAGCGAAGAACCCGCCTCTTTTTAAAAAGCTGCTGTACAAAGGCTCGGTCGAGCAAGAAGCGATGCAGAACCTGATGCGCCGGAAGAAGATCGAACAGCAAGAGAAGGAGCTGCGCGAGCTAATTGTCTACCGCTACGGCGTTGATGCGTACAAAGACATGATCCGCGACAGGATGAAAATCAAAGACACCCGCACACTTGCCGAGTTAAACCAGAAGCGCAAGATTCGTCACCTGATTATGAACAGCGCGACTGTTGCCGCCATAATTGCCCTGACTGGAACGCTCATTGCATTTATTGTCGGCATCTTTAAAAACTTGAGGTAACAAACAATGATGACCCTGATCTCTACGCTGCTGGGCTTTGCCTCTGGCGGTCTACCTAAAGTGCTGGACTTCGTTCAAGACCGTGGCGACAAGAAACACGAACTGGCGCTGATGGCCGCTAATCGTGAGCGTGAGATTGCTCTGGCAAAAGAAGGCTTTATCGCACAGGCAGCGGTGGAAGAAATCAAGACTGAGCAGATTGCAATGCAAACACAGGCTCAGGAAAAGCTGGCGATGTGGAAGCACGACATGAAGATTGGTGAGGGTGCCAGCACGTGGGTAATTAACCTGCGAGCCAGCGTCCGCCCCATCGTGACGTACATCTTTGTGCTGCTGCTGGTGGTCGTGGATGTAGCGGGAATCTGGTACGCCTACAGCACTGGTGTTCCATTTGCTATGGCGATGGACATGGTTTTTAGCGACGATGAGATGAGCATCCTGGCCGCAATCATTGCCTTTTGGTTTGGCTCCCAGGCGTTCAGTAAAAAGTGAAAATCTCTGAGGCTGGCATCCATCTTATCAAGTCTTTCGAGGGTTGCCACAATACACCCTACAGATGTCCTGCTGCGCTTTGGACGATTGGGTATGGTCATGTACTGTACCCAGACCAAGCGCGTCTCAAAACGCCTGAGAGAGCGTTATACGGGATAAAGGATGAACACAACAGGACTTTTGAGTATGACGAAATTGATTCGATACTTGAAAAGGATTTGGAGAGATTTGAGGCTGGCGTACTTCGACTATGTCCTGCTGCTGCTGCTGATAGCCAGTCTCAGTTTGACGCAATGGTCAGCTTTGCTTTCAACCTGGGACTAGGCAACCTTCAGTCATCAACCCTGCGAATGAAGTACAACCGTGGTGAGATCGAGGCAGCAGCAGACGAGTTCCTGAAATGGAACAAAGCTGGCGGGAAAGTTTTAGCTGGACTGACCCGCCGACGATCTGCTGAGAGAGCTTTGTTCTTGTCTTAAAACGGCAAATCATCATCGAAGTCATCAACAGGAAGCCTAGGCGGTGCATTGTGCTCCTGCTGAACTGGCTGCTTTGCTTCTGGTCGGCTACCAATCAACTTGATGTTGGACACCGACCCAGACAGCTTCGAGCGTGTTGTACCTCCACTTTGATATTCCTCGATATGCACATCATCAATCGTGAAGGCAACCCATTGACCCTTGACCAGATACGGGGCCAATGCTTCAGCCTGCTTACCAAATATAGCAGCGTCAACCCACTGTGTAGGACGTTTGCCATCCTGACCTTTGCGGCCATATTCGCATGGCAGTGATAGGCCAAGCACAGGCGTATTGCTACTGGTGTATCGCAGAACAGGCTCGTTAGCTATTCGTGCGGCATCAATCAATTGTGGCATGGTAAATCCTCTTTGTGGTTATTGTCGGTAATGTAGGCTTCTTACGTTTCTTTGGCTCTTCGTCGTTCTTCACACAGCTCCAGAAGTCGGTCAATAATTCAAAGCACATTGTCCAATACTCGTTATCAGCAGGCACTTCCCAGACCTCAAACTCTTCTGGTGTCCAGCAGATAAAGTGCGCCAGGCTCTTGCCGGTGATTGCCATCTGACCCTGTAGCTGTGGCATATAGTGATCAGGGACCTTGCCGTACACCTGCAAGGAGGCTGGGCACTTTGCTTCGATGACTGTCTGACCAATAAAACCGTCAGGAGTACATCCCAGCCAATCGTGTTCTGGATGGATTACAAAGCCTTGTCTGCCTCCTGCTGATTCGACAATCTCTCCAGTGACTATCTCATACTTCTGGATAGCGTTCTTTTCGTTAGCTGAACCCCACTCAGTTGCAGCATTGCCCTGAAAGCGTTCCTCGCGCTCTGTGAGTTGCCTCCAGAGCTTTTGTCTGGAGTCATAGCCTATCCCTATGGCATTGGCAAAAACGCTGGCAGTGAGCCTCCCAGCGCGTTCAGGTGATAGGCTCAAGATAGACGCTCTTTTACTTCGTTCAGGATGTCCATGTGAGCATCGCGTTGCTCAACCGACAGCGTTTTCCAGACCCCACGAAGCCCATCAATATCAACGCAAGCGTGGAGAGCCTGGCTGATTGCCGCCTCGATCTGAGCAGGTTTCTTTTCTTGAGCCGCTGCTACTGGCAAATCTTCTCCCGCATAAATGTAATGTCCTATCCCGTAAAGAGCCAAGCACTTCACTAGGCAGCGCATCATAGCCGTGTTGATGGCAAACGCATCAGGATTGCTGATGGCCTTGTTCTTATAGTCCATGACCGGCAACCACATTCTTCGGCTGCTCTCACCTATGCGAACGGTGCAGAACACCATCATGGTTCCATCTGGCTGGCTTTTCGGCTCGTCAAACTCAAACGTGGCATCAGGGTAATGCTCCATCAATACTCCCCAGGCCCATGCCCAGCTCAAGTATGACAACCCGTTTTTCTTCTCAACGTGCGCTGCACAATCAATCTTGCTCAGTGTTGCCCATATTTCTTTCATTTCTCAGTTTCCTTTTATTATGACTGTTTGAACTTCGTGGCATTTCTTGCAAACTCTAATCCTTTCTTTTGGCTCTGCATTTACGCCAAGCCTGTCCATTATTCCATCAGACAAATTCCTCCCGTACACTTCCCATTGATGCTTGCAGAACAGTCTGCGAAAGAAATCAACGATAGAATCCATCACCATTCCTCCCACTGGTTAGTTAAGTTAGGCACCTCAGAAAGCCTGTGATAGCTGTCCTGCTTATAAATCGCGGAAGGCTTTACTCCATGCTCTGCGTCAATATCCTTTTGTATCTGCGGAACGTCATCTGATATGCGATCAGACGGCCAGAATAAACGACGAATTGAAATCATCACATCCACCCCATTCCTACCATGAACCCAATAAAAACAGCGCACATTAGTGTAAGTAAACAGGCCAGCTTCTCTTTAGTCTCGATGCTCATGCTCCGGTACTCCCGAACCCGCCATCACCCCGATCCGTGGATGAAAGGGCGTCTACTTCAATCAGATCAAACCAAGGCGCTGGGATCACCACAAGCTGCGCTACTTTGTCGCCCTTGAGTATGTAATACCCGCCATTACCGGCAGTGTAGGCCAGGCAGAGCTTGATCTCCCCCCGGTAGTCTGAGTCTATTACCCCTACGGCATTAGCCAGAGACACCCCGGCCTTGCCGACACTGGAGCGCACCATCAGCAGCCCGACATAACCTTCAGGCACTTCAACTGCTATCCCCGTCCCCAGCATTACAGACGACCCACAGGACACCAGAACGTCATGGTCTGCGTACAAGTCAATCCCGGCAGAGCCTGGGGTTCCTCTTGTCGGCGCAATGGCCGTATCAGTCAGTTTTTTGAATCTCATGTGTTCTCCTTGTCGATGATGGCGCGTAGTTCTTTTTTAATGTACGGATTGATGGTCTCGTTTGCGACACTTTTCAGCAACTCCACACTGACAATCCTGTGTGTGTCGGGGATGGGGTAGAGCGCACAAACCCTCTGCAATCGCGGGTTATTCTTTTCAAAGCCCCATTCAATTTGCTGTTCGTCTGCAAAGCCTGTTACCCCTGTTTCTTTGTGCTGGTACATCCACGCCACCGGCTTCAGCTCTTGCATACATCCTCCCTGTTAATAACACGCCGCCCTTCTGACAGCTCCGCAAATTCGCTGGTAATGACGACAGTGTGGTGGGGATGGCAGTGCCTGTGCATCCACCCCATCATGCTCCTTGCAGCCTCGTCAAAGTCTTCGCCCGCAGTCATCTCCCCGCTATTCTGCATGAGCCGCGCATCTTTCATTCCTGCGTCATAGCCGCGCTGGAAAGTGGATAGTTGTTTTTCATCCGATGGATGGCTGTGCCCGCTTGTAGTGGTGAGCACTTCAACGGCAATCTTTATTCTGTTGGCAAATGTCAGTTTCATCTCCCACCTCCCGCGCCGTGGCGCTTACCTGCTCCTGTGCTGGCACTGCCAATACGGTTACTACGCACCACTGTTCAGCGTTCATTAGCTCGCTCCAGTGCCAAGTCTAGCTCTAAAGCCCTGTATATTTGATTGCTCAACTTTGTCCCGTCAATTTCGTCGGTGACATCAGCAACAATCTCGAAAGTTTCTTCGTCTGTGCTGTGGATGCTTACAACTTCAATCACTGGGAAGTCGCATCCACCATTATTCCAATACCCTGTTTCCCACTGGACCACCCACTCGCGGTGGTCTGCAAACACTCGATTCTCGTTCATTATTTAGCTCCTATGTACTGTACGCAGCCAAGGCGCGGCAGTGTGCGAGGCTCGCGGCCTATTTTCTTCTCAGCTTCGCGGATGGCTTTTGCCAGATTCTTTCGAGCAATGTTCAAGCGATACATTGACGCAAAGCCGTTTCGAGTTCCTATTGCTTTGCGCCAGAACTGGTAGCTGTCAATCCAGAATTGCAGGTCTGTCTGCTTTGGTGTCATTTTCTTTCGCTCTCGTTTTGTTATTGACAAGGAGCATACTAGGTGGGATTATACGCCCTGTCAACAGCAAGTTAGCGTAAAAGGATAAATAATGCTCGACATAACGGAGATCAGAAGAAGGCTGCAAGACAGGAACTTAGCAGAGGTTGCTAGGAGGATTGGATTTACGAGAGCGCACCTATCTAATATGTACAACGGCAAAACAGATGGAAGCTACAAGATGTTGAAACTGTTGTCTGATTACCTGGAAGGGAAAGATTTCCCCCAGCCTGACCAGTCACGGTCGTGATTGGGTGAGCAGCAGGCTGGTGGGATTAAGTGCTAGAAAAAACAAAGCCGCCTTACACCTTCGCGGGGAGATTGGCGGCTTTAGAGTATCAATACACAGGAAGATTATATGGCACGCGCACGTAACATTAAACCATCTATTTACAAAAACGAGTTACTTGGGGTTGCTGATCCCTTGCTGACTATTTTGTTCACTGGCCTCTGGTGCCTGGCTGACCGCGAAGGAAGGCTTGAGGACAGGCCGTTGAGAATCAAAGCCGAGATTTTCCCTTACCGAGATTTACCGTTATTTAACGGTTACCTAACGGAGCTTGCACGACTAGGTTTTATCCACCGTTACGAAGCTGGCGGAATAGCGATTATTCAGGTGGTTAACTTCTGTAAGCACCAGTCTCCTCACAAGACGGAGAAGCAAAGCGAGCTTCCAGAAATACCAGAGGATTCAGCTAGTTGTGCAATAACGGTTAAAGCACCGTTAAGCAACTGGAATGTACCCGTTAAAGAATCCCTGATTCCTGATTCACTGATTCCTGATTCCGGATACCTGAAACCTGATTCACTGATTGCTGATTCCCTTGTTCCGGCTGCGCCGGTTTGCGCCGACACTTCGTTATCGACGCTGCCAGCCAAGCCAGTTGCGAAGAAAGTTAAAACGCAATCCAAGGGCGGCGAGACATGGAAGGCTTACTCAGATGCCTACTTTGCAAGGTACGGGATTGATCCTGTTCGCAACGCCAAGACTTCAGCTCAGGTTTCACAACTTGTTGACCGCCTTGGGTCTGAGGATGCTCCGCCTGTTGCTGCGTTCTTTGTTCAGCATAGCAACGGATTTTATGTGGCAAGGATGCACTCTGTTAACTGCCTGTTGGCTGACGCTGAAAAGCTACGCACTGAATGGGCAACGGGGCGCAAGGTAACCCAGACAATCGCAAGGCAGACTGACAGGACGGCAAGCAATCCATTCGCGGCAATGTTGACAAATCAGGGGAGCGTGAAATGAGTGTAAGCAATCGAATCATACAGGAGCTGGCTGTTACTGCTGAGTTGTGCGGCACTGAAATGAGCGCAGCAGCGGCTCAAGTGATGTGCGCTGAACTGGAAGGATATCCAGAGGATGCTGTGCTTGGTGCGCTTTCCAGGCTACGCAGGGAGCATCAGGGGCGGCTAACGCTTGCCTCGATTATTTCTAGACTTGATGACGGACGGCCTGGGGCAGAGGAAGCCTGGGCATTGTTTCCAAAGAACGAAATGGAAAGCTCGCCAATGACCCTAGAAATGCAGGAGGCAATTGCTGTGGCATCTCCATTGTTAGAGGCTGGCGACAGCATTGCTGCGAGGATGGCGTTTAAAGAGACCTATGAGCGCACTGTGTCAAAAGCAAGGGCGGATAGAGTTCCTGTTCGCTGGATTGTAAGCCTTGGGTTTGACAAGCAGGGAAGAGAGCCTGCTATTTCCGAGGCGGTCAGAAAGCAGAGGATTACTATTGACCATGCCATAAAATTATTGCCAGTTGAAAGTCACGAACGATTCTATGAATCAATAGGGCGCAATGACCTTTTGCTGGCTCATCAAAGTGAAATCAATCCGCAAGGAATTAAGAGAGTAAATCAAATAATCAATGGTGTACTGAGCGCACCTGAGCCTGTCCGTCAAAATCTTGACGAAACGAAGAAACGAAATACAGCAGCCATTGAACAACTAAAACAACTTTTCAAATAGGGGTGATCCATGAGCCAGAACGTACAAATACTTAGACACCTGCAATCAGGCAGCACACTGACACCTATCGACGCCCTAAGTCTTTTTGGCAGCTTCAGGCTTGGCGCAAGGATATTTGAGCTAAAAGAGCAGGGTCACAAAATTGAAACCGTGACGGTGAGAAAGAACGGAAAGAACTTCGCTTGCTACTACATGGCGACCGATAAAAAGTCTCTGTCAGAAAGGGTGGGTCTGTGATGCTGTACGAAATCATGTGTATAGCTACTGCGATATATTTCGAGGCTAGGGGCGAGCCTATTGCTGGACAGTACGCTGTTGCTCAGGTGGTCATTAACCGTGTCCATGATCCTCGATACCCTGATGACGCCTGTTCAGTTGTCTACGATGGTGGCGAGGATAGATACCAGTGCCAGTTCAGTTTCTACTGTGACGGCAAGAGTGACCAGCCGGAAGATGATGTGTCCTGGCGAGTAGCCCAGTTGATTGCAAGGGCAGTGTACGAAGGCAGATCGGCACCGATAGTAGGCGAGGCAACGCACTATCACGCAACGCGAGTGAACCCTGGCTGGGCGCACACAGGGCAGCGGGTGGCGAAGATCAGTGATCACGTTTTCTATCGAGGCGTGAAATGACGCAATCTAATCAAGGAAAATTAAATGAGTTGGCTCTTTTCGCAGGCGCTGGTGGAGGAATACTTGGGGGGGGGCTACTTGGATGGCGAACAGTCTGTGCAGTTGAATGGGAACCATACCCAGCTTGCGTACTTGCCGCCAGACAGAATGACGGCATTCTCCCGCCTTTCCCGATTTGGGATGACGTTCAGACCTTTGACGGAAAGCCGTGGCGAGGAATTGTTGACGTTGTTTCGGGCGGGTTTCCATGCCAAGACATCAGCAGCGCAGGAAGGGGCGCAGGAATTGAAGGCAGTCGATCAGGTATGTGGAAGCACATGGCACGAATTATCGGTGAGATACGACCTAGATTCGCATTCGTGGAAAACTCACCAATGCTTGTGGGACGAGGCGCTGCAATGGTCATCGGTGACCTTACCGAGATGGGGTATGACTGTGAATGGTGTATTGTTTCAGCATCCGACTGCGGAGCGCCCCATAAACGAGACAGGTTCTGGCTTCTGGCCGACTCCAACTGCTTGCGACCACAAGGGAACATCAGACCCCATGCAAGCGGAGAAAGTGTTGGAGAGAGGATACAGCCACAACCTTTCCGAGGCGGTAGCGTATTCCCGCAAATGGCCGACACCACAAGCCAGCGACAACAGGGACAGGGGCAATCTTGGTTCGGGAGCGATCCAGCGGAGGCAAGAGAAGGGGAAACAGATCATGCTTTCGCAGAGCGTGTCGGACATATCTGGGGCATTGAATCCCCTGTGGGTCGAGTGGCTGATGGGGTGGCCGCTAGGGTGGACAGACTTAAAGCCATTGGAAACGGACAGGTTCCAATCGTGGCAGCAACAGTATTCAGGATTTTATCAGGAGCAACAGTCAAATGATTGACCAGAACTTTATCTGCTACGCCATTGCTGAAAAGGTCGCAGAGAAAGACTTGTGTGATGATGACGTTGAGCGTCGAGTGCGGCTTGAGATTGAGATTAAACACTTACGGGGAAGGCTTGAATGAGCGAGATCAGCAGAACAATATCTGACCTGCAAGGCGCAGGCGAAGGGTTGAAGTGGATACAGGACAACCTGTTCAAAGGTCTGCGTGGTGGGCCTGTGGTTGTCACTCTGGGCAGAGTAAAGCGCAGCAGCGACCAGAATGCGAAGCTGTGGCCTATGCTTCAGGATGTAGCAACACAAGTGGAGTGGTACGGCAGAAAGCTGGAAAAGGAAGATTGGAAAGAAGTATTCTCAGCGGCATGGAAGCAGCAAGATGTGGTGCCTGGGATCAATGGCGGCTTTGTTGTGATGGGAGTGCGAACGTCTAAGATGACCAAACCAGAGTTCAGTCAGTTAATTGAGATAATCTACGCCTTCGGAGCAGAGCATTCCGTAAAGTGGTCTGACCCATCACTGAAGGCATTTGATGAATATCGGGAGGCGCGATGAAAGATTACGTCGAGGAATTTATCAAGCTGGGTGGACAGATTCAGCAGCTTCCGCCAGGTAACGCACTGCGTGACAATGATGGCGAAGACTGGAAAACCATAAACGAGAACCGATACAAAGTGAAAGTGGACAAGGAGCGAGCCAATGACAATTCTTGAATCCACGAATCGAGAGTGCGTTCAAATTCGCTTCTTCGGTCCAGCAGTAGTGAAGGATGATCCAAAAGAGCGAGAGCTTCTGGACTGCTTAGCAGTAGCGTTGTCGAAATTTACCGGCAGCGTCAAGGTCATACCTTTCGGAGTATCCACGTTCCAGCAAAGGACTCAGGCTGAGATCACAGAGCGCACTTTTGAGATGCGCCAGACAGCACAAGAGGAGCGCAGACAGCGCAAGGAGCGTGAGGCAAGAAAGTGCATCAACGGGTGCAAGGCAAAGGTCCGGTACGGCAACCTGATGATCTGCCATGCCTGCTATATTGCAAAGCTCAGGAGCAAGGCGCGTGAACAGCAAGCGTAAGTGCGGCGGGTGCAGCCAATACTTCAGGCCTGAGCAAACCTTCCCAGGGCCAGTGGCATGGTGTTCACCAGACTGCGGACTCATCGTTGCTGGCAAGCGCACAATAACTCTAAAACGCTCTAAGAGGGCCGTAGAACGCAAAGAGACCAAGAAGGCTAGGGAGCGTATCAAGACGCGCTCAGAATGGCTTAAAGAGGCTCAGACAGCGGTTAATGCCTATGTGAGAGAAAGAGACAGCGATCTTCCATGCGTATCGTGCGGCAGGCACCATGAGGGCCAGTATCACGCAGGGCATTACAGATCGACAGGAAGCGCACCAGAGTTGAGGTTTGACGAGAAGAACATCCACAAGCAGTGCGCTCCATGCAATAACCACTTGTCCGGCAATCTGATTCCCTACAGAGTGGAGTTAATCAGACGGATCGGACAAGACGGAGTTGACTACCTGGAAGGCCCGCATGACCTCAAGAAGTACACGGTGGAGCAGATCAAGAAGGTCCGTGATGACTACCGAGCAAGACTCAAGGCCATGCGCGACAAGGCATGATACACTACGGAATACCCTTAGCACCTCGACGGTGCCTTTGCCCCATAAGCCGGGGCTTTTTTATTTGGCTGACTGGATAGCGCGATCAAGGATCAGAAAGCGCATTTCGTCTACAATTTCACTCGCTTCATCGTCTGTGGTATCATCAAGAAACCAATAGGAGGCTCTATGCCAATGAAGAAAGGGTCAAGCAAGAAGACTGTGTCGGCCAACATCAAGGCTGAGATGAAGTCAGGTAAACCTCAGAAGCAGGCTATCGCCATTGCTCTGTCGATGGCAAAGAAGCCAAAGCCAGCGAGGTATGAGTAATGCCAGGCGGCAGACCGACTAAGTACAACGATGAAATCTTATCCAAGGCAAAAGCCTATGTGGATGGAGGATACATCGAGTGCGGTGACGTTATACCCCAAATGGCGGGACTAGCTATTGAGCTAAGTATCTCACGCGAGACCATCTACGACTGGTGCGATGACCCTGAAAAGCAAGAGTTTTCTGACATTGTTGGTAGATGCTTGAGGGCGCAAGAGAGAAAGTTGCTCAACGGCAGTCTAAAAGGCGAGATGAATCCCACTATTGCCAAGCTGATTCTGACCAAACACGGGTACTCAGAACGAGTGCAGCAGGAACACATGGGTGAGAACGGTGGTCCGATAGAGCATGACTGGACCGTGAGGCTAGTCAATGCCTGAGATGACGCTGCCGGCAAAGCTGAGAGCATTGATCACTACGCCCAAGCGATTCAAAATCCTTATAGGCGGCAGAGGATCAGGCAAGAGCCAGTCGGTAGGTGACATCTGTCTGATGGATGCCCAGACCAAGGGTATCAAGACAGCCTGCTTCAGAGAGTACCAAATCACGATGGATGATTCGGTTCTCTCGCTGCTGTCAGGTGAGATCGAAAGGCTGAAGCTGTCAGGGTTCACTGTCCAGGCTAACTCAATTCAGTACAAGGGCGATGACGCTTTCAAGTTCAGGGGGCTGGCGAGAAACCCGGAAGGCATCAAGTCGATGTACGGGTTCAAGCGGTTCTGGGTGGAGGAAGCTCAGACAATCAGCCAAGACTCTCTGAAGGCTCTGACGCCTACGCTCAGATCAGATGACTCTGAAATCTGGATGACGGCCAACCCAAGATCAATTGCCGACCCGTTCAGCCAGAGGTTCATCAAGCCGTTTGAGAAGGCTCTCAGGTCAGAAGGGTTCTACGAAGATGATATGCACCTGATCATCTGGATCAACTTTAATGACAACCCGTTCTTCCCGGCAGTGCTTGAGCAGGAACGCGCATATGACCAGGCCAATCTGTCTACAGCTCTTTACCGGCACATCTGGCTGGGCGAGTTCTACGACGAAGTAGAGGACACAATCATCCCGGTGGATTGGTTTGAGGCTGCGATAGACTCTCACCTGAAGATGGGCTGGAAGGGCGAAGGTGCTATCATAGCCAGCCATGATCCCAGTGACACTGGAGGCGACTCCAAGGGCTACGCAGTCAGGCATGGCAACGTAGTATTGAATGTCAGCGAGAAGGTCACAGGCGAGTCAGCAGACGGCATGGATTGGGCGCTCGACCTTGCGCTGGCTGACAGGGCAGACTACTTTGTGTGGGACTGTGATGGCCTGGGCGTGAGTCTCAAGCGCCAGGTCGATGCAACGCTGGAGAACAAGAAGATTGATTACGTTATGTTCAAGGGGTCGGAGTCGCCAGAGGATGCAGAGCTACCCTACTCTGACGGCGGTACTCAGCGAGCCAAGAACAACCGGGAGACGTTCGCCAACAAGCGGGCGCAGTATTACTGGAGGCTCAGAGACAGGTTTGAGGCAACTTACCGGGCGGTGACGAAGGGCCAGTACGTCAACCCTGATGAGATGATCAGCTTGTCATCCAAGATCGAGAAGATCGACCAGCTCCGCTCTGAGGTGTGCCGAATACCATTGAAGCGTACTAACACTGGCAAGATTCAGATCATGTCCAAGATTGAGATGGCGAAGAAGCCGTATGAGATACCCAGCCCCAACATGGCTGATGCGCTGATGATGGCAATGTACCGACCGAAACCTAAGCTGGGAGCGGTCAAGCAGATCAAATTTAAAGGATGGGCATGATGGCTAAGTACGGATCAGGTGATGACTACGCTATAGACTTTGACAACCACCAGGCGGTGCTGAATCTGATGTCGGCAGCACAAGAGGCTGACCACGATAATCGAGAGAAGGCCCGCGAGGCGCATCTGTTCTGCGACAAACGTGACGGACAGTGGGAACCCTACTGGTGGACGAACAATGTCGGCAAGCCTCGATACACGTTTGACATGGTCAACCCTATTGTCGATCAGGTGACTGCTGAGATCGAGCAGGCTGACTTTGACATCAAGGTCTCGCCAATGTCAGGCCCAGCGTCTAAAGAGACTGCGATGGTCATTGATGGCCTGGTGCGTAACATCGAGTCGATCAGCCGAGCCAAGGACATCTACGTCAATGCCGGTCGAGGCATGGTGACTACTGGCTACGATGGCTGGATGGTTAGCCACAAGTATTCTGACCCGCAATCATTCGACCAAGACCTAGTGATTGAGCCTGTTGCCAACTTCATTGATCGAGTCTGGTTTGACCCTGCTGCCTACCTTCAGGACAAGTCTGATGCCCAGTACGCTTTCCTGCTTCACGCTATGTCAGTGCAGGAGTACGTCAAGCGATACCCTGAAGGCTCTCAGGCGTCCGTCTCGATTGACAGAGAGGGTGACGCATACTATGACAAGGGTCAGGTTATCGTGGTAGGGCAGTTGTTCTACGTCGAACAGGAGGCCTGTGACCTGGTTCTGATGACCAATGGTGCCGTGTACACAGTTGACGATGACTTCAAGAAGGTGCGAGACGAGCTGACGGCATTGGGCATTGAAGAAGTCAGGACGCGCAAGGCTTACAAGACTAAGGTCTGCTCACGCTTCTTTGACCAGACTGATTGGCTGGAAGAGAAGGAAGAGACCATCTTCGACCGCATTCCTATAGTCCCACTGTACGGCAACTTCAAGATTGTCGAGAACAAGACAATCTATTGGGGCGTAGTCGAGAAGCTATTAGACCCGCAGCGTGTCCTGAATTACTCCTTGTCACGCGAGATCGAGGAAGGCGCACTGGCTCCGAGGGCTAAGTATTGGATGACTCTCACCCAGGCGGCTGGGCATGAGGACGCACTGGCTACGCTGAACACCAACTCCGATCCGGTCCAGTTCTACAACGTCGATCCTGAGATGCCTGGCGCTCCGATGCAGCAGGGTGGAGCGCAAGTTAACCCAGGGCTTCGCACAATCTCCGAGTCAATGCGCCAGATCATAGGGCAGACTGCGGGAATGTTCGCTGCGAGCATGGGCGACAACCCTGGTTTACAGTCAGGCGTGGCAATTGAGAGCCTGCAAGCCAAGGGCGACAACGGCACCATCAAGTATTTCAGGGCACTGGAAGCGGCTATTGCTGCCACTGGCGACATCTTGGTCAAAGCCATTCCCAAGGTCTATGATGCCCAGCGCACAGTCAGATTGCTGTACGAGGATGGCAGCACTGAGATGCAGGTACTCAACGAGCCTGTGATTGACCAGCAGACGGGCGAGATCATCACCCTGAACGATTTGACTAAGGGCCAATACTCTGTTGCTTGTCGAGCTGGACCATCGTTCCGCAACCGTCAGCAGGAGACCATCGAGACAATCATTGAGATTGCCAAGGTCGATCCGTCAATCATTGGCATGGCTGGTGACATCCTGCTCAACGCTATCCCTACCAGTGCGGCTACCCAGATCGGTGAGCGCAAGCGTCTACAGATGATGGCTCAGGGTCTTATCCCACAGACCCAAATGACCGAGGAAGAGAGGGCTCAGATGGCCCAGAGCGCACAGGGTCAGGAGCAGCAGCAAGACCCGGCGATGGTATTAGCTCAGGCTGAGATGGCGAAGGCCCAAGCAGAGCAGATGAGAGCACAGGTTGAGGTTCAGAGGCTCCAGTTGGACACTGCTAAAATCCAACTAGAAGCCCAGAAGGTGCAGATGCAGATGCAGGCTGATCAGGCTCAACAGCAACTGGATGCGTTCAACGCACAGACTCAGCGCATGAACACCCAGATCAAGGCTCAAGAGGCTGGAGCAAGAATCCAATCCGAGGGCGTGGATATGCAAGGTAAGCAGATCGACAACCAATTGAAAATAGCCAGCGCATTGAATCCATTCAGGGGCCAGATATGAATCCACTCGAAGGCATGACCATTATCATCCAGCAGGAAGAGCCGTTCACTGCGAAGACTAACCGAGACAATCGCGCCAACGTCATCGAGAACTGGAAGTTCGGCCCTGAAGAGACCACCAGCGACAACACTGACTACTATCGCATGATGGCGAAGGCTTGGAGCGTAAAGCCAGTAGAGGCTCGCAGGCAGATGTGTGGCAACTGCGAATACTTCAACAATTCACCTGAGAAGCTGGAGATGATGGAAGTAGTCCCAGAAGATGACTATGACGCTGATGGCGGTGGTCGAGGCTACTGCGAGAAGTTTGAGTTCGTCTGCCATAACCTGCGAGTGTGTCAGGCGTGGGAGGCCAGAGAACAGGAAGAGGCCGAGGAGTATTAATCATGCCACAGTCAGCACTCAGAGCATTAGACCAAGCCTACATGATGGGCATAGGCCAAGGGCCAGCACCTGCGCGAGTGCCCAGAACTAGGGGCCAGACTGCTGCTGACATTCTTGGCGCTGCCTCTCTGCCAATGTCTGCCGTTCCGATTGCTGGCGATCTCACTGGATTGGCTGCTGACGCTGCTATGTACGCTGCCTATCCTGAAGAAAGGACATTGCCAAACTACCTGTTGTCGGGAGTTGGCGTGTTGCCTTGGATAACTGGCGCGGCTGGAGCCAAGGCGATCAGGGATGCTGCGGGGACTAGGCAGGTTGGCGCAGGGCCAATACCACAGGTGACCAGAGATTCGCCAATACTCTCAAGGGTTGGAGATGCAAATTCTGTCAACTCAATGGCTGTAGAGTTCAGCGAGCCAGCCCTTAGACAAGTTCCTATTGCTAAGGCTGAAGACTTGATTGATCGAGGGTATTACACAGGGATTACAGATACCAGCAGATCGGGATTAGATGTTGTCAATTCAGTCGATGGGGTGCCAGTAAGCTCTGAAATGAGAGGCGGCACTTTCTGGGGATTTCAAGACGAGCAGCTAGGCAAAGGCCATGCGTTTTCTTCTGCGGAGACAGCGGTTGCCGGCCAGCTTAACAGGGCAGAGCTTGCGCTAGAAAAAAGCCCAAGAAAGGATGGCGTTGTGTTTGTTCCTCACGGAATGATCCCTGGTTCTAGTTCTGACTTCGCAACGCAGTCAGCAGACATTGCTGTCCCTTACGCACAGCAGGTGTTGAGTAGCGCAGACAAGCAAGCCCTAGACCTTAGAATTCGGTCGGGAAAAGGGAAAAAGTACGAGCCAATACCAGATTGGCCCGGTATTGATAATGCGAATCCGCAATACCTAAAGTCCATTGGCGGCAGGCGCAAGGATGTTCTGTACGCGCTAGACGAATTCAGAGATGCGGGCGCATTAAGCATATCGCAGATCAGAGCCATCGTTACTGATCCGCAGCAAATGGATGCGCCGTGGGGGGCGGTTAATTCCTTTTATCTGATGAACCCCGACTTTTACGCTAAAGGAACGAAAGTATTTGGTGACAGCTCGCATCCTGCATATGCGGCAGCAAAATTCGGAAGGCCGCTTGGGGCATCATCTGAAGGCTTCAACATTCTGAATCTGGACCCATCAATTGGAACTAGGCAGCTTGGAGAGGTCAACTTCTACGATGAGATGACTAGGCGAGCCGATATTGCAAAGCAGAATCTAGACGCTGCTCTGCTATCAGGAGACAGCAGAAGTATAGGCGCAGCCAAAAGCGCACTTCAGGGTTATGACTTTGGCGACTTTGGAGCTGGCGGTGGCGCTGGATCATCAATACAGGCAACGCTAAAGGCTGGAGGACAGGGAGTGTTTACAAGAGACACTATCGACGAGATGGTTCGTCTAGGGCTAATCTTACCTTGACCAGGCGCTCTTGAGCCTTGCCTGTGACACCTTCAATATCAAGGTGTGCGCGGAGGGTGCCTACGTCCCAAGATGCGGGATCAGCAGTAATAACTTCAACCCACATTGCGTGGTCGGTAATAGGTATGACTTTAATTTTTTTCATGCCGTGATTATAGCACAAATTAACAATGCATATTTGAGGTAAGCCATGCCTACGCCACAATCGGCACTCAGACAGATACCAACGCAGTCAGCAGAGCCGTTTGTGCGCTCCTACAACCCGTTCAACCCTGCATTCAGGGATACGTTGCGATCGGGCATCAACGAGCTTATAGGAGGCCGAGAGATGGGCGGCACTCCTACGCAGCGATACAGGGCTGGCATGGCTGATCTGCTCACAGGTGCTGTGGACTTCGCGCCGGGTATTGGTGACGCTGTGGGAGTGGCTGACACGGTGCAAGCAGCAAGGGGCGGCAACTACGGCACTGCTGCGATGCTGGGCGGTGCGACCATGCTGGGGATGCTGCCGGTGGTTGGGGATGCTGCGAGTAAGGCTGTGCGTGGAGCGTTAAGGGATGCGCCAACAATATCTGCTGGAAGTAGAACAAGTTTAGACCCAAACAGCCTCTTCTTTAGAGAATCAGAGCAGAATAGACTAGAGCAAGCGTCTGAGCTGTTTGATAGCGGGGAGGAAATTCAGCCCATTGTTACCATTTATAATAATGGCAGAAGGGATATTTTAGACGGCCACAACAGGGCATCTATTGCTATTTCAAGAAACCAAAATTTGCCAGCAGTTGATATAGATATTGCAGAATATGATCTGCTCAAAGGAGCTGGCTTTGATGACATGGAAATTGCATATGCAACCCTGCTCAGAGCTGACGAGGACGAAGCTGCGTCAGCCATAAACAACCAATTCTATGGCTCTGGAATAAGGCAGCGAGGAGCAGAAGCACTTTCGCTTATGGATTCTCCAGCGCCAGCCTCTGCCGCCCCCAGCCCACTAGAAGGCACTCTGGATATGTCAAAGCGAAGACCTGATTAGCGAATCTCGCCAACTGTTGTGCATCTTGACCAACAGCGATACACTGTATACAGGCCACCAGACCATTCTGGGCATCTCACCTATAAGGGCAAACACTATGACGCAACCAGCAGACTATGATTTTGATGATACTCCCGACGACGAAAATCAGGAGCCAATTGAGACGCAGGAGGCTGAAGATCAGCCCGACCTTGAACCAGAGGGCGAGGATGATTCCGAATCGTCAGAGGATAGTGGGGAGACTCACGATAAACCGATCTTCACCGAGGCGCAGCAAAAGGTCTTCGATGACGCAATAGGAAAGAAGGTGTTCAAGCTCCGTGAAAAAGAGCGCGAAGCTGAACAACTCCGAAAGCGGCTAGAAGAGCTTGAGCAGCCACAAACTCGGTCGCGGCCACAAGTGCCAGCTCTGCCTGACCCGTTCGCTTTATCCGATGAGGAATACAGGCGACAGATCATGCACAGGGAGCAGGCAATTATAGCCGCTTCTGCCTATGACACCCAGATGCAAATGCTGAATCATCAGCAGGCGCGACTGGCTCAGGAGGCAGAGCAAAAGCAGCAGGAGATTCTGGTCGAGAAGGTTCAGAGCTACGCGCAGAGGGCGAAAACCCTTGGCGTCAAGGCAGAGGAGCTTCAAGCAGCAGGCTCGATTGTAGGTCAGTTTGGAATTGATGATTCGCTGGTGCAGTACATCCTTGAGGATGATCACGGCCCACTGATCACCAAGTATCTGTCCCAGAACGTCACTGAATTGGACGCACTGAGACACCTACACCCAACGATGGCCGCAGTTAGGATTGCTACGTTGATCAAGTCAAAAGCTGTTGCCCTGAAACCCAAATACACTAACGCTCCTGATCCCGTTCGACGACCTATGCCATCTGGCGTCCAGGTCAAACCGAAAGGGCCGAAGGGAGCAACATTTGAATAGGTGAATTAAATGGCTAACAATCTCAGTAGTAACGTAACCCGTAAAGTAGCCCGTGTGTTCCTTGATGCTT